ACTTATCACAAGTGTTTGCATATTATTTACCTATATGATATTTAGGAATAAGGTCCCATTCTTTCTTTTCTTTGAAAGGAATAATTTTTAGTTGTGCGATACTCAATTGATTTTCTTTGTACTTATCGTCTAGTGGTGTTAGAAGTTCCCATTCAGTTAATAGTTTAACAATTGTATTTCTTCTTGCGATATCACTTTCGCTTGTGTCAGTTTCTAAACCATCTAGTGCCAAAAGTTCTTTAAAGTGAAGAATTGCATATCTTCCTCGTTTATGAAGTATATGACAACTTTGATACAATTTTTTTTCTTTACGGGATGAAACACCAATTCGGGTAAGGGTTTCTTTTACTTTGAGAAAATCGTCTTCATGCTTAAGTCGAATTTCCACTCCGTACCCTTCAAATATATCTTCCGTGTTTTTCATACTAAACCATTTCTATTAATATTATATGCCATATCATTGATGGCACAGATATTTATTATTTGGCTAGTTTTGACGAGTCTTTGGAAGATCCCCCCTTGTATGTTTCTTCTTTTAGTTTCTTTATATCCTCTTCTGTTAACAAAGATAATACTTCTTTTGCCCGTTTATATGAATAACCATAAACTTCCTTTAAAATATCCATGAGTTCATATGTTTCATATTCATCTTTTAGCCATTTACTGTATCGCTTTCTTTGCCTTACGGATAAACGTAGATAGTCAAAATGCATTTTTTTATTTACAGATGGAAACATATTCATCTGGTTTGATTGCATTATTGTATCTGGAAAGTAGGATAAAGAATGGTTTACAATATATGGTGCATAATCTTTTTCATTTGGATTGTTTTCACCATCTAAAATAGACTCTTTTGAGTAGTTAATTGCTGTTAAAAAGTCTCCAAGTTTCATTTAAATTCACACCCCATCATAAGTTCAACGAGACAAGCAACAAGATTAATTTCTTGATCTGCAACAAAAGCCGATTTATATTGATACTCTGCTAGAGTAAGAATAGCAGTAGGAATAGAACCGCTCTTTAGATGCTCATATAACCCATCGTAGAGTTTTCTAAAGACATACTGAGGATCATTGTCGATATTAGAAACTACCCATTGGCGAACCGATGCAAATTCTTTGTTTTGCATGTGCTTCATAAGTTCTTTAATTTTGAGTTCTCCGACTTCACTCAAAATGCCAATATCAATAGTTCCTGCTGAAGAATACCGTTGCAGTTCGTTTAGTGTCCTACGAAAATCAGGAAAATGTTTTATGATTAATTGAGATAGTACTTTCTTATCATAAGTAATCTTTTCTTGATCCAAAACATATTCACACCGCTTTAAAAATTGTTTTGCTAGTTCTGGTTTTTCTTTTACAGGAATACTAAAATCAATGCAAGTACAACGGGAGTGAATAGGCTCAATAATTCGATTTTTGTAATTACAAGTAAGAATAAATCGGCAATTCTTTGCAAATTCTTCAATAGCACCGCGCAAAGCCGGTTGAATTGATTGTGCATTTGAGTAATCAAACTCATCAAGAATTACAATTTTTCGAGTATCGGACAGGGAAATAGTAGAAGCAAATTGACGAATCTTAGTTCTAAGCGTGTCAATATTACCGTCCTCTGAGCAATTGATTATAATCCAATCTGCACCAAGTTCATTACAGAGTGCTCTAGCAACGCTTGTTTTACCAGTTCCTGCTTTTCCAGATAGTAAAAGATTTGGACACTCTCCTGCCTCAACGATATCAGTAAATGTTTTCTTCAGAGAGTCTGGAAGAATACACTCATTAATTGTTTTTGGTCGATATTTTTCAACAAATAGATTAATTTCATTCATATTATACTCCAATAAAAAAGACGACTGGAAACCCAATCGTCTTTTTAAAACTCAAGGTTTCTCACTCACTTATTGTAGTGACTTGTCGATTCAAGTGCAACCCAATACTTGAGAGAAAGATCCTTATGGCTAAATTGACTAATCACAGACTTTGCAATCTTGACTTCGTATTCGCCAGGCAAGAACTTCAAGTTTTCAATTCTAAAATCAAACGAGAAAGATGAATCATCAGTCTTGTCCGCCAATTCAACAACATATTTGTTGCAAGTTGGATCGTTCTTATCACAAACAACACCCACAATTTTATCTCCTTCAGTTGTAACAGAAAGGTGTGGAAGTTGAAGAACTGAGGAAGAACGAACGATTTCATCAAACAATGTTTCTGTCAAATCAAATGTTACAACTGCTTCTGGCATGTTGATTGACTTCGTTGGAACTGTTAGCAATTTTGGTTCTGAATAGTAGTAAGTAACACTAGAACCATTATTGCCAGAAATAATTACGGACTTTTCACCAAACTCAAAGTCTGGATCTTTGAAGAGAGACACGGTTCCTAGAAACTTGTTCATGTCCCAAATACCAAACTCAGTATCAAACTTTTCATCTACCTTTACTTCTGCCATAACATTCTTAGCAGGAGCAACTGTGGAAATCTTAGTTCCTGGCTTTACCAGCAGATTTGAGTTAATTGAAGTAAAATTCTTTAAAATTGTTAGTGTTTGTTTAGAAATTTTCATAGATGTAGATGTAGTCATTGGTAATCCTCGTCTTCCATTTTATCAGCAATGTCGTCAAAGTCAATATTTCCGTGCTTAATATCATCCATAATACGTCTAGTATCGTGGCGATTTCCTCGGTTCTTTTTAACGCGAGTCTTCTTTACGGTGCGTTTAAAATCACGATTATCAGGTTCTCTTCCTTTATAGTATTCTGACATTTAAAAATCCTCGATATTTTCCATTAAATTTTTAAGTTTATTTTGAATCATGTATGACATAACTTTTGTTTTTGAACCATTAATTGGTTTCTCAAACTCTTTAAGGATATTGTTCTCCAAATCAACAGGGATAGAAGATAGATCAATAATAGACTTGTTTCTGTCATAGAATGGTAACTCCTGAATACGGTTATTCACGATGTCATCCATAACTTTAGACATAACCTTTGTTGTAAGTCTCTTTTGAGATTTATTTTCATTTACGAACGTATCATCATCCGAAAAAATATTTGGAACTCCATCAGAAGCATCGCCGCGAACGATGTGTTCCATCAAAAACATTTTTGGATTATCACTCTTGATGTATGCTTTTTTTAGTGGACTGTATTGATATACATTTTCAAATACACCAAGTTGCATAAAATCTTTATCATTTGAAAGAATTAAAATTTTATCAGTCTTATGATAATGCTTGGTTAGAACAAAAATGATATCATCTGCTTCAGCAGTATCCATAGTTACGCTCTTATACGGAAAATTTTCCTTAATTTCAGAACGAATCTTATGGAGACTATTGTAAATAGCATCCCAATCCATGTCAGAATTTGCTTGATTCTTTTTACGATTTTGTTTGTATTGGGGAAAGATTTTCTTTCTCCAACAGTTACTAGAATCATTACAGATTACTAATTGACCATACTCAGACCTAAATTCTGAGTTATATTTGCGGTAGGTATTCAATACCATATGGCGAATATAATCTTCATTCAGTTCTGGATAATCCTTCATTGTTTGAAAAATACTTGCCAAAATTATTTGATTGTTATCAAGGAGTATAATGTTGCACCTCTTTGTTTTATTATAAACAAAGATAATTAAAAGTCAATAAATATTTACCCATTGCTCACTATTGCCATCGGTTATGTACTTATAAAGTTTTCCTGTTGTTGTATCAAACCATTCATCTCCAATGTTTACTTGTAATGGAATTTTTTCGCCCCAATAAAACTGAATTGGGTTTGAACCACCACTTACAAGGCTCCAGCCACCACGTTCGCCGTGAGCCGGTGATGTTTCTGTTATGGTTCTATTTGCAATATAAGTTTTGCCTTTATAAAGAACGACATCATTTTTCTGATATGTTATAACCATACCATTAGAATCAGTTGCCCTATATGTGCCTTTAAGATTTAAATTATCGAATGTCATTTAATTGACCTAAGAATAAGAGTATGTGAATTAATTCTTCCCTTTGGAGTCGTTTCTTTGGTCTTTATGCTGCTCCAAAGATTATTTATAGCACGAACCCCATCTTTCTTAATAGACTTAATAAATTCATTTGGCTTTCTTATTGTTTTCTCTTTTGATTGAACAATATCAAAACCAATAATTGATGATCCTTTTACAGTAATTCCACCATTAGAAGGATCAGTAATAAACATTGAAGCCTTTTTGGTTTTAACATTATAGGTATAAACAGTAGAAGCACCAATAATTTGTTCTGGAGAAATAGACTCGGCGCCAGTACTTGTATCCTTAACAAGATACTTAAGTTTTTTGACAATTTGTTCTGGCTTTTTCTTCTTCTTCTTTCTTGGTTTCCTATTCGTCTTCAAAATAGATTGACGCAACTTTAAGTAATCACAAATCATCTTATTGAAGTCATAGAACTTTCTTAGTTTTGCTTTGGTAAAATAACTATACCCCTCCATGAGATCTTTATTTTCTCCAAGAAGGCAAAGCCTAAGTTCTTCTGTTCGTGATTCGAATGTTTGTAGCATAAATTCACAGTGCATTCCACTCGGCTGAACAGATGTAAGCCAATCTTCAATACTGAACTGTTTATAGTTTGGAACATTTCCACGAAGATATTCCATATACTCATCAATTGCTTCTTCAAGTTCTGATGCTAGTTCACAAGATTGATTTCTAACACGATCACGAACTGAGATGGTTTCTTCTGGTTTTTCATCTACTGAGAGAAGTTTGCCGCGCTCAATTAAAGACCTAATTGCATCATCAACTTTTTGCTGAAACATTGGAGGAAGAACACAGCCTTTATTTGCTGCTTGGCATTTACCGCCAATCATTCGAAACTCAAATGCATCAGTTCCGGCCTTTTTAATAAACTCCCTATCCTTGATCTTCAGCCGATCAGCATATTCACAAACTGCTTGCCTATAATCTCTGTCACTATAGCGAACATTATACCAATTTGCTGCAAGAGCAATAGACCATGCTACCTTTTCGATATCATCAAAGTCTTCTTTGGTCCAATTCTTCCAGTTCGGTTCTTTTCCGTAAAAAATGTCTTCGACGTTTTGCTTTATCATGGTTTGTAGAATATAAAGATCGGTTCGTATTTTACATAAGTACCGTCTACTTTGCAATAGTTTTTACACTTTGGAACACCATTTTCATCCAAACGATTCTGCCCAGGCATAGATTCTAGAGCCATTTTTAATACGCCCTTATATTCCATACCTAAACTCTCAAGAATAGTTTTTGAATCTTTTTCTAAAGGCAAATACTCATCTGCGATTAATAAATCTGCAATATTCCATAATAGATATCTGTCATTTTTTAAATACTCAACACAAGTTTCTAAAGTTGGCTTTAAGAAACCATCTCTCCACGATTCATATGTACTAAACTTTTTGTAAGACTGCTCTGGATCTTCTGAATATGCCTCTCTATTAAAATAAGGAGGTGAGGTAAAAACCAAATCCAATTTACCCTTGTATTTTTGAAAACTTGGATTGTGTTGTATTACTTCTGATCCTTCACAGAAAACTTCATATGTGTTTGTGTGGCTGAAGAATGGATTATTTCTGTACGTTTTCTTGTTAAAAAAGTCAGCCAATTTACTATATCTTGACCCCTCCGATAAATGATTATCGGTGTTAGGATCAGTACCAATATAGTGCAAAACACGATCATCCCTAACAGCCATAGCACCCAAAATCCTACCTCCCCAACCACTCGAAGGATCATAAATGTGTAACGTTTCATTTGTTTTGACATGATTTGTAAATCTTTCATAAAGATACTTTGCGGTTAATGGAGGGAAGTTAACTGCGACTTGAATATAGCCAATACGAAATGAGGCAAATCCAGCAGGAAAAACTTTTTCTCCTTTTTTGTAAATACGAATTGAATACACTCTGTCGTCTTTTAAATTTTCCGAATCAAATGTGGAATAGTGCCTATATGACATTTTTGGTTTCCATGTTTGAAACTGATCTTTTGTGATCTGTAATATGTCACTCTGTTGTATTTGAAAATAACCACTATTCAATCCTTCACGGACTTTAACTTCCTCCAGCATAAAATCATATCCTTCAAAGATTGAAGGATTGCTAAAGAATGCATCCAACCACTCTTCACCAGTTTCAACATCTACAATTGCATATTTGGTGCTATGCTTTATGGCAGATAGTGCATGGCGATAAAAAGAGTCGCGGCGAAGATGCCGCATAGCACCACGGACAACACGATCTTGTAAAGTGTCATCCGCGAACAAGTCATAAATTGAATATCCATTATCTTTCTCCGTATAGTTAATTCTAGTTTTCATCATATTTGAAAACCATTGATCCGCCTCTCCACCAATTCTTGCTTTATTGATGATAACATCATCTATAGTTCCATCAGAATTCAATTGATCGGTGTGCGTAAACTGATTAACAGGATAATTAGTCATCTTGTTAAATTGATCAATTATATCTGATTCATTTTTACCAGTTCGTGGTGGGCAGCCATAAGTATCCCATGAATGTAATATTTCCTTACGCATGTCTTTAACCCAATCAGTAAACTCTGTTGGTGTCATGCTAAGTAATTCTTCAAAGAGCACATTTACTTTTGAATTAATTACATATTCATTTCGTTCATAAAACTCGTTCATGCGCCCACATTCCAAAACAGTGTAGTTTTATTTAAATTTGTGTTTTTATGTTTCATTATAAATTCCCATGCCTTTGCATCATATGTTGGTGCAGATGGAAATGGTGGTAAAATGTTTGTTGGTTTATTAAATGGTATATTGCAATTATAAACCTTTGCTCTACCGTAGTTTCCTTTATGCCCAACACTTACCACATTAAAGTTTGCAGTTGGCCACGCAAGTTGTAGTCCTCTGGTTAGAGTCCCGCTAGATCCAACACTCCAAACTTCATCTGGAATCATGCCAATATTATAACGAGCAACTTTAACAATACAAGCCAAAACGTCAACATGATCTCCACCAATAGGAATTAAAACTCTATTAATAGGATCTTCTTTCACATAATCTTTTGCTCTTTTTTCTGTAACACTCAGCATTCCATTAGGAACCCACCGCATATCGGCACCAGAAGCAATTGCTTCCTGTTGATAAGGATGTAATTTATTCATATCTCGTTGAGCCATAAAAATTACTGCCTTTTTTCCATATCTTGCGGCTGCTTTTGCAAAACTAATTTGTGCATAACCAGTTGCAGGGGAACTACCATAAACGAATTCTTTGTATGGCCAAGTTTTTATCATATAATCAATAAAACGCAGTTTGGAACCACCCCCTAGAAGATCATCACGCACAACAAAAATATTATTGTGTTCAGTAATAATAGGAAGTGGGTTTGGATCTTCCCATTCTTCTACAATTTTTAAAAAATCTTCTGGTGTTGATAATATCATACAAAGTTAAGTTTACTAAAATTTTTCTTCTTTTCAAGAGTAATAATAGTAGAGAACTTATCTGCCAAAGAATCTGCTCTATGTGAAATTACAAATATATTTGTTTTTGAATCAAGACCAGTCAATAGTTTCATAAATTCTTCTGCGCCAACAGAATCAAGAGAAGAATCAAATACTTCATCTAGAATAAGCAAATTACAATTTGCACTATTCTTTACACGCGCTACTTCACGCCATGCCAATAGCAGAGACAAATCAATACGCATTTTTTCACCTTCGCTAAAACTCATGTAACTAAATGTGTCTCGGTTTCTGCTTTTAATAGTTTCGTTAAACTCTTCATCTAAATTAAATTGGGCAAAGAAATCCATAGCAGTTAAGAATTTATTCACCGTCTTGTTGATAATTGGTAAATAGTTTTTAATTATTTTTCCTTTAATACCAGAATCGCGTAATAAAATAGAACCAATTTCCATACAACGAAGATTCTCTTGTAATTTAATTCGTTCTTCTTTAATTTTTTCTATTTTGTTTTCAAGTTGTTCTAAATCTTTTGTTTCCGCATCAATTTCAATATTATCACCGGAAGACTGCTCTAGTTCTTTAGTTAAAGACTTTAAATTACTCATTAAATTATCATGAGAGATATTTAATTGGGCAATAGAAAGTTTATAATCTCCAATTTCATTTTGAATTTTTTCAAAAATTTCTAACTGGTTTTCGGATTCCGTTAATTTATTTTCAATTTCATTAACTGCTTTTGTGTATTCTTCAATTTTTGTTGTCTTAGAACTAGTTTGTTCTTTCTTAAACTCATCAGTAATTTTTTGTTTACACACAGGACAATTATCATTGTCATGATAAAATTCAATTTCTTTATTGCAATTATCATGATTTTGTTGAATTTGAGTTTTAAGTTTTTCTAAAGTCTTTATTGAGTTTTCTATTTTAACTTTTGCCTTAATATCAAAAGAAATAGAAGACAGTTTTAATTCTTGTTCTTTCTTTTTAACAACTATTGTTTCTATTGAAGAATTTAGTTCCTTTATTTTTTCTTTAATTTTGTCTTGTGATTCATTGCTTCTGTTCTTTAGACTTTGAATGAACTTTTTCTTTAGTTGTAATTTTTCGCTCTGAAGATTTAATTCTGAATCACAACCCTGCAAAATTGCCTTAGTTTCTGTTATTCTAGATTTCAACAAACTATTCATTGTTGTAAAAACATTAATATCAAGAATATCTTCAATTACTGCTCTCCTGTCAGCAGCAGGAAGTTGCATGAATGGAACAAAAGAAGAACTTCCAAGTATTACTACTTGTGTAAATGACTTGTAATTCATTCGAATGATCTGTTCTTCAAAGTATTGTTGATAATCTTTATTTTTGGCGTCTTGATTCAACAAATCGCCATTTTTAAATATTTCAAAAATTTTTGGAGAAAGACCTCGACGGATCAGATATTTATCTGACCCTATTTCAAAATCCAATTCAACCAAACAATCTTTTTTGTTAATGGTATTGACTAGTTGTGGTATGTTTATTTTTCTAAATGGTTTACCAAACAAAGCAAAGGTTATAGAATCCAAAAAGGCAAATGATTTACCATTTCCGTTAGAACCAGATACTAATGTATTTTTTCTAGAATCTAAATGAAGTTCAGTAAATGTGTTCCCAAATGATCCAAAATTTTTAAAACGAATCTTTTTGAATATGATCATACAGAAAGACTTTCAATATAAAGTTCATGAATTAGAGATTTAATTTTACCTTTATCTTCTGTTATTTCAAGTTTATCAATCTCTTCATTAATGATACTCATAGTGTCCTGAGCAACATCAACCGTGTCTGAGGATGTCTCTATCGCCTCTTCAACGATGTTTAAATTTATAACACCACCATGCACCATTCTATCTACCCATTGATCAAACTTAACGGCATTTGTTTTCTTTGAAACAAGAACCTTCACATAAGAATTCTTATAGTAAGAAAAATCATCACCTAGTGGATCATTAGATAAGTTAGAATCATCATAAACAATGATATGATACATTCGCTCTGGGTTTTCAATGAATTCTAGTTCTCTAGTATCAGTATCAAACACATGAAACCCTTTAGTTAGTCTGGCATCAGAAAAAGTAATTTGATATTGAGTTCCTAGATAATGAACATTTTTCTTGGAATTCTTCCCGTGAAAATGCCCAGATAAAACCATATCGTAGCAGGACAAAATAGAATCATCCATTCCGCCTTCAAAATTTATACCTTGTATTACTTCATATCCATTTAATTCAAAATGCCCGCAAATTATAGATGCAGGACAAGATTTAATAAATTTATGAAATATTTGTTCATTTTCTTTATTGATCCACGGGACTAATGCTATTTTTAATCCACCAAATTCCATAATAGTTGGTTCTTCATATAGATGAAGATATTTGTATTTGTTATGAAACAGTTCGCGGATAGAGTTTACATGATTTGTATTTTTGTAAAAAGTATCGTGATTGCCTAAAATACAATGAAGTTCTACATTATTATTTTCAAACCACTCAATGAATCGTTTTCTAACTTCGGCTAATGTTTGAAAATTTACAAACTTCCGACGATCCATAAGGTCACCCAAATGGAGTACTTTTGTAATATTATTTTGTTTGCAATAAGGAAAGAATTGTTTCTCAAAAAATGACATAAAGTACTCTAGAAACAATGGTGAATCATTTCGAGCACCAAAATGAGTGTCATTTATAATCGCTATTTTCATTTTCGCTTTTTCTTTTTCTTTTTAGGTTCAAACTTCTTTATATCATTTTCTGATATTTGAAAATGTTCTGTTAATGCCTCTTGTACAGTATCTTTTTCAAAATAATTTTCTTTGAACCATTTATGAAATGAACCATCATCCATTAATTCTGTCATCTTTAATTTAATATAAGCCTGTTTTTTTTCTTTTTCTATTCGTCTTAAAAAAGCATAATATATGATTTGTGTAAAATACGAAAATGGATTTTTTGATTTTTCTGGATTGAAATTATGTGCATACATTAGGCAATTTTCAATACCATCAGATATCATTTCTTCTTTATAAGGGTAATTTACAAAGTTGCCTTTTCTTGCAAGATGTTCGGCAATGTTCATAAAACACATTCCTATGTACTCAGTTACCGGAGGACGTTTTTCGTCGGAGTTTTCTGCCTCCTCGCATAGTTGCTTCCATACAACCATTTCATTGTAGAACAACTTATTGTCTATGTAATGATCTTTTGTTTCTTCTATTACTATAGACTCTTCTTTTTTCTTCTTCTTTTTCTTTTTAGCCATTATGAAAACTCCTACGGAGATATTATATACAATTCAAAATAAAATCAAGAAAAATCACTTGATTTCTCTTGACAGAATCATTACACTTTCTGTGTCAGGTATGGGAAAAGGACTATAGTAATAATATAGTATATAAGTATTACTTATACTCATCTGAATCCGGATCAGGATTCCAATCAGTCCATTTATTTCCAAAATCTTTTCTTTCGGTTTCGTCCCCAGTGAATTTTTGATCATTAATAGATTCACGCTTATTTTTTCTTTTTCTTTTGTTCTTATTAGGACCTAAACCAAAGTAATCAATCATATCCATAATTTCTCTTGGATCGATCATTCCTTCATTAATCATATGTGCCAATACTTGAGGTGGAAATACCATACTCATATGAACTATTTGTTCTTGAGATGGTTTATTTTTTGATCTTCGTTTTTTTGGTTTTTCTTGTTCTTCTTCTAATTCTTTGAAGATGGAATCAAACATGTCTGAAATCATTTCTTCATAATCTGCAACAGATTTTTCATGTTTGTTATTCATTTTGGGTGGAGTAGGAGATTCATTAGTAAATTCTTGTAATGATTTACTCTCGTAACCAATTTCTTGTCTTGCTTTTTCAATTAAATAATATTGAACTACGTCTTGTGTTGGTTCTAGTGTAGTAGCAACAAAGTCCACTGGTATTGTTGTCTTGTGTTCATTTCCAAAGGCTAACCAGTTCTTTAAAATTATGCCTTCTTTTGGCATACCATACTGATCCGGTAACATGACAGACTTAAAAACCATAGGACGGTTTAATGTCATTTTTCCATTTTCATTTTCAGCCACCTCAGCAATCAGTTCTTCTCCACTTCTGAGTTTGATTACTTTATAGATTTCTGACATTTAATTCTCCTTTAGTTTCAGAGACACCAACTTATAGTTAAACTTCTCTTTAGTATATATTCGTATTCGTTCATCCATATGATTGAGAGAGTGATTCCTATATTTTTTGTATTTTAAGTCATCTCCAATATCGTAAACTGCAACAGAATTTTTAGTTTCGCTTTTACGAAGTCCTCTACCGATAGATTGTAAAACACGAATTACAGATTTAGAAGGAGAGGCAAAAACAATATTGTGTATATTTCTAATATTAATTCCAGTAGAACAAGTTCCATATGAGGCAAGAAGTATTGAATTATCTTGTTTATCTACTACTTTTCTTATATGTTCTCTTTGTTCTACATCAGTTCCACCGTGTATAAAAAATATATCTTTATCAGTTATATGATGTTTAAAATTCTCATACAAAGGTTTACCGTGTAATTCTACAAAATTAAACAACACAAGAGTATTTCCTTTTAAATTAGAACATAAATTTCTAATAAATGCATTTCTTTTGTTATTTGTGATAATCCATTTAATTTCTTCTTTATAAAGCATTCTTTTAGTTTCTTCTATCTCTTTATCAGAATACTGAAGAAGAATGCATTGTATTGAAAGATTTGATAACAGATTTTTTTCTATTAAATCGGATGTAGTTGTGACATGAAGAACTCTTCCAAATAATCCTTCTACTACTAATTTATGAGTATGTGTTCCATCTAATGTTCCTGTAGTGCCTATGCGAATAGGACATTCGGTTAATTTTGACATCAAAGTAGATAAAGATTTTGCTTTAAATAAATGACATTCATCACCTACTACCATATCAAACTGTTCAAAGAATTCTTTTGGCATTTTATAAATGCTTTGCCACGTTGATATGACTACTCTTTTATGAGTATCTTTTTCTTTACCTGAAGATATAACGTGACACCATCTCTCAGCAGACCATTTATTTTCTTTTGAATAGTCTTTAAAATCGCTGTACATCTGAGAAACAAGACCAACAGTGGGAACAACTACCAATACTTTTTTATCTGGTTTAATTCGGTCTAAAAACAATCGAATAAGACAATATATTATTAAAGATTTTCCACTCCCGGTCGGGCACAACAACAAACATCTTTCTTTGTTTAGTGCGTGTGTTATTGCTTTTATTTGGTAGTCATGTGCTGTTATTCTTTTTCCCGATGCTGTTGGTTTTATAAATTCTTCAACAAATTTTGCAATTTGTTCTTCTGTGTATGTTTTGTCAATATGATCTAATGTTTGAATTGAATAATTTCTATCATTTGCAAATTTAATTAGATAGTCTTGAAGACCAGCATAAATTGTGTGGGTAAACAAATTAAAAAGGCGTATTTGTCCATCCCATACTTTATTTTTATAAGCAGGAGTAAATTGATAATTTGGTACGGCAAACGTAAAGTACTGATTTAATTCCTTTGCAATACTTCGTTCACAGTTTACTTTTATAAAAACAGAATTTACAGGTTCAATCACTAAATCGGGCATAACAGTATTTATTACTGCCCGTTAGCAAACTTTGTCCAATCAATTATTGATCGAATATTCCATTGTCGGTTGTTGATTATCTTTATAATATTTTCAAGATAATTTACTTTTTCTCTCTGGTATTCTACTTTTAATTTTTGACGAATAACTTGATCATCGGCTTCGATTAGACGATCCATGTCAGTTCGAATGATGTGAAGATCAAACTGCTCCCATCCGTTTTCCTTGAGTTCTTCTTCAGTCATTTTGCCACTAAAGTATAACCATTTCTTTTTACGAAGAACTTCAAGTTCACTTTCTATGCGAGCCAAGGATAGTTTTTCTTCCATGAAAAAAAGAAGATACTTATTGTGTATTTGTGGTGTACGAACAGATTCTTTGTCGAGTTGTGTCTCATCCAAAGAAATATCTTTTTTGACCATTTCTTTTAGTTCATCAAATGTCATGACAAAAATTATACATCAATTTAAGATGAAGTCAAGGCTTCAAACTCAAAGTAGGTGTATCTAAAAGATGCCACGCACGATAATGGAACATTATCTGTATCTTGAACACTTAATGCTATTTCTGATAGGTCTACTGGATATGCTTTTCTAAATGTGATTAAAAACTTTTCTTTGTAAGAACTGTTCATCAAATATAGGCTAATGTCAGAAAATCTATCTTTAAAGTTTATAGTATTTTCTGTTGAAGTTAAATTGGCTATTGAAGTAATCCAATCATAAACTTCTTTCCATCCTCTTAAATTTTCATCTACTAAAAATTTAACAGAAAGTGGTTTAAAATCATATTTATTGCCTGGTATGCTTATCGCTGTACTGAGAGTGGTTGGCTGAATTAACTCTTGTAAAGAAATAGAAGGTATTGCTACTTGTTGTGCAAAATAAGATAGCGTTGGAGCCCGAGATATCATTAACCTAAAGTAATTTGAACTAAGGTAATTATTATTGTCGGGTCTAGAAATATCCGAAACAAAATCTATATCAGTTTTCTTTGCCATAATATTATTTATTCAAAAAGAAAGGGGAGAGTCTTTCGACTCTCCCCCATCCTCTCCCCAATTAGTTATTTAATTAGAGTCCGAATCCAGTGTTACCGTGTAGGTTAGTGACTTGGAAAATTCGGTAGTATTGGTTTCCACCAAGAGCATTGATATCAGTGTTCTCGGAGAATGGATTTGCAACCATTCCGTAACGAGTCTTGAATCCAATCTTTGGTTGGAAAGTGTTTTGATCAACCGCTCTGACCATTTGTAGTGGAACGTATGGGCAGTAGAAGATACCGGCATCATATGGTGATGTACCACGATATCCAACTACACAGAAGTTAACACCCAACTTGGCATATGGATCGATATAAACCTTCATCTTGTTGTTTAGAACACCAACAAAGGTATTGCCAGTGTCATCAACGTCGAGGTTAGCAGTCATTGCTGGTGCGAGGTTGAGGAAGCCACCCATTGTGAGTGCGCTTGCAACGTCGCTTGAGCAAACAAGGAAGTTACCCTTACCACGACGAGTCTCCTTAGCGATTACGTTTGCTTCACGCTCGATTTGGAACATGAGGCCACGGAATCTTTCAGCAGACCAACGACCGTCTGAGTCGGTGTTGAGATCGTAGATACCACCAGTTGAGAAATTGGTGAGATCGCTTTGAGTTGCACCGGTCTTAGCAACACGATAAATTGTAGTGATCAACTCACGGTTGATTTCGTGCAAAATTTCGGTGCTGAGAATATTTGCGAGTTCGCTCTCGGCGTCAAGACCATGAACAGCCTTGAGGTCTTGTGCGAGTTCTGTGGTGTACTCAGCCTTTAGAGCGCGAGTCTTTGCTTCTACAGCAATACGCTCAATGCTGAATGCCATCTCACGGAACTGGGTTCCACCAGACTCACCGAGTTGTTCGGCTGTTGAGGTGAGGAAACCACGGAAAGCATTCATGTCGAATCCGCTATCGCGAATACCCCATTGATTGCTTGTGCTTGCATCACCAGAACCGGCGCTAGCACCGATTGGGTTGATACCACCGGTTGCAGAGAATGCTGCGCCGTTTGATGTGTTTCCGCTACCACCGAACTTAGCGTATGCTTCGTTCCATAGTGCTTCACCATACCGTTTGTCATTGTTATTGACGACACCACCGCGTGATGGTTCTTGTCGGTCATAACGACTACGCATTGCGAAGATGAGACCGGTTGGTGCAGTCATTGGCTGAACACCAGCGATATCATAAGCAATGAGGTTTGGCATTGAACGACGAACGAGGCTGATTAGGATTGGGTCATAACCAGCGAGGTTGCCAGCGGTTCCTGCTGCTTGGGTAACGCTAAAACCACCACCCATGCTGTTGGCTGGTGTTTCAACGAGATATTGCTCTCTGAGAGCCTTTTCTTGGTTCTCTAAGAGGACAGCGGTTACCTTCTTGCGGTAGCTGTCTCCGATTGATGGAAGTGCCTCGTGAGAGAGAAGGGGTTCCCACTTCTCAGTTAGCACATCGTAAGATGAGTTGCTTGAAAAATCCATTTCTTATTCTCCTTAAATGTGTTTAGAAATTAGAGTTTGTTTGATTTGGCAAGACGATCAAGTGTGCTCAAGTATGCATTCATGCTTGAACCAACTTCTGGTGTGATCTTCTTGTCGGTTGTTTCTTCTACCAGATTGTTTACGGTTGGTGCAGAGTTAAAGTAACTCTCTTTGAGTACATTTAATTTCTCTGCATATTGTTCTAGACTTTCGAATTCGACTCCTTCAGCCAAAGATGCAAATTTCTCAACTTCAACATCGCTTAAACCATTAGCAACGTTTGAGAAAACTTGTGATGCTTGGTAAGCAAGAAGTTCTTTTTCGAGTTCCATGTTCTTTTGTAGTTGTTCGTTGAGTGAAGATTCGAGTTCTTCGTTCTCTGAAAAGAGTCCGTCAATGACATCGTACTTTTCTTCTGGAACTTCGATGTAGTGTGACTCAAAGAGTTCCTTGAGCCCGGACATAAAGTTTTCTGCAATTTCGGTACGAATACCATTTTCGACTGCAAGTTTATTCTCTTCCATCCACTCCTCAACAACGTAACCAAGATAATCATCGAGTCTTTCAGCAAGTGTATTAACTGCTTCTTCGACTTCCTCTTGAATTACTGTTGCGGCTTCAGAAAGAACTTGCTCACGAAGGGAATTTACTCTCTCGTTTACTGCGGCTTCGAAAATGGTCTTAGCCTTGTTCATGAATTCTTCAGAAAGAGTTTCACCGTTGAACAAAGCGTCTAGGTGTTCGTGCATTTCTTTTGCACCATATTCACCCATCTCTTCGTTCTCTTCGTCTTCTTCCCCCTCCTCAGCAACTGCTTTAGTATTGGCTTTTGCTCCACCTGTTGGGCGAAGAGTAGCCATATTTGCTGCTGCATTTGGATTGAAGTTTGCAAAGGGGTCCCATTGTACTGTTTTACCGTCTGCGGTTTGGGGGGCTGCACCGTTGGCGGCGTGTGTTGGTGTAGATTGTTTTTCCATAAATTTCTTGTCCTCTATAAGAACTATTGTTATTTAGTAAATTTTGTTTTTTAAGCCTTAATTAGTGGTCACGCTTCTTTTTGCTTTCCATCAGCGGATTGGGTGCTAGTGTTGCCATTCTTGCATTTGGATTAGGCATATTGCTAAGTGTGGTTTGTTGTCTTCGTTGTCGTAGAGCGTCGTAAGCAGATTTAGTTTTGGCAAACTGAGGTGTGTTTATTCTATTTCCAAGTAACTCTGCTCTTTTTTGTAATTCTGCATCAAAATTTGTGTTTGATGATATTGGTTTTGTTTTTTCAGCATCTGTTGCTGGTCCTAGTTCTGGTCTTCTAATAACAGAACCAGGTCTTGTAATTTGTACTGGTAGAGTTGCATTAGTTTGTGCAATTTCTGTTTCTAGTCTTGCTCTATCTCTCTCTGCTTCTTGTTCTGGTGTTAACTTGGTGCTAACATTTGGTGGAGATACTGCACCTCTTAGTTTTTGTAATAAACTTCCGGTTCTTGCTACTGCTCCACCAATTCCTCGTTGAACAGAATCAGAACTACCAAGTGCATCAACGGCACCAAGAATTCTATTACCACTTGTATCTCTACGTCCCAATCGTGCATTTCTCTTTTCAAATGCAGTTGCTAATGCTCCAACTGCTCCTGCGACTACATTAGATCCAATTGCTCCGTAAATCCCACCGAGTCTTTGCTTTGCTGCTTGTCTTGTTACTACTTGACTACCCATTTGCATCGTATTAGGAGGAACAGCCGGTGTAAATTCTGGTCTAAATGTTGATGGTGTTCTATTCTGTCTTCCAAGAGAAGGCATTGCTGATGGTTTAGGTAATTGATTAGGATCTAATACTCCAGCGCCTACTTTTCTGCTCAAATCACCAGGTCTTAATAAACTTCTTTTAGTATAAGATGTTGGTGGTCTTTCTTGTACTGGTTGTCTTGTTTCTGGATTGATTAATGGTTGTCCTGTTCGCGGATCAATACCACCAGCAACAGCCCGACTAGCAGTGGCTGCTGCAAGTGTTCTAGTTGCAGCATTTTGCTGTTCTTTAAGATATTGCTTAAAACTTAGCATTAAAGTTTCTTAAAAAAGTCTTCAAATAATCTTAATGCTTTTTTTTCTATATTTTTGGTTGAAGTCTTTTTCATGGTTCGTTTTGCTTCCATCAAATCTCTCTCCAACCAAGAACCATTATTCCATACCCATTCTTTTCCTTCCATGATGCCATTTACAAATGCACCCGGAGCAGATGGATCAGCAACAATATCAACGGCAGAAAGCATCAAATCTGGTTGAACAATCTTTTTTCCATTTTGCTCAACGAGTGATCCCATTGCTCTTGAACTAACACCAAGTTTTGCACCTTCTCGAATTAGTTCTCCTGCTATCTTTCCCATTGGAGTACTTTCAAGAATTTTGGCTTTTCCATAAACCTTATTCTTTTTGAATTCCAACATAACGATTCTGTGACTAACTCTATCAAGGTTTACAGTTGGACCTGTTGGATGTCCTAGTTCACCAAAGGCACGATTGCAATTCACAAATTCGGTAATATAACGACCAACCTCTTTGTTTAGAGTATCATAAGGATATACTCTACCGTTTCGGTTACATTCATCAGAAACCATGAAGACACCCTCTATAAAGAGAGACTTTTTATCTTCTGGACCTTCTGTAATGTATTGAATGTCCTCTATAGTTTCTGTGATGAGTTTCATTATTCGTCTTTCTTTGCTTTCTTCCATGCAGTTGCATATTGAACAGACTTACCGCGTTTGCCATATTGTGCTTTAAAGGATTCTCTTGCCTTTTTAGAATGAGTCATGTGTTTCATACCGGAAGGAGAAACTTCATCTAGTTGTTCAGTTTCTTCTGAAATTCCAGTGGACTTTTTGAATGCTTTTTGATTCATTTCCGCTGCTTTATTATCTTGATTGCAATTATCGCAACCTTCATCTTCATAAACTAAACCATCTTCTCCCATTTTTTCTTCCTCGTCTTCTTCCTCTTCCTCCTCCTCTTCCTCCTCTTCCTCTTCCTCTTTTTTCTCAAGAAGATCATTTAGTTCTGAACGAAGTTCATTGGCTTCATCAAGTTCAGTTTCTAGTTCTAATTCACCTTCAACCTCTTCCTCTGTAGTTTCATCCAAGAAAGTCTGTGGTGCATATTCTTCAAACTTGGCTTGAAGTCTCTCGTTGAGTTTTTGCATCAAAAGATCGTGTACGATTCTTTTTGTTTCTACTACGTTCTCTTGAATTACGTTTTTAATTAGATCGTTGGTGTCCATTTTTATCTCCGGTATAATTTTTCCGCAGTTTTTACTGCTTTCTTGAATCCATGTTCTGATTCAAGCATGAGGTTTACTAACTTATCCTTATGTGAAGTATTTAGAGTTTTATATAATTCTGCCAAATATTTAGCCATATTTGGAGTTATTTCAAGTAGAGAACCATCTTTTGCGGTTGCCCAAGTAGTTCTGTTTGTATTAATTGCAACATTTACTTCATTAATAGGCATATACTCAACAGAAACCTTTTCCTCAAAAATTTTTATTTCTTTTTTTGGTTTAGGTTTTGTTTGTATGTTTTTTAATATTTTGTTTGCTTCTTTTAGATAAAGATGCGCTAAAGAATCACAGATTTTTTCCTTAATAAGAGAATATACTTCCTTTTTAAAAAGGTCTTTATTTTCTTCTTTTAAGGCTGAAAACTCTGGACGGTTATTCATTGTGGAGCCTGTTCGCCTTCTTGCTGCTCTGGTTGTATTCCTAATGCAAGCATTTGTTGTTGTTCCTCTACCGATTTAATCAATGCTTCTTGTTGTTCTTTTGCAATCTGTGCATTAATTTCTATAATTTCTTCATCGGTCTGTTTGAGTATGTTCTTTCGAATATACTCCTCAGAGTAATAACGTCCAACCACTCCTGCCAAATTATTTAGCATATCTAATCTGTCACGAAGAATATCATTTTCTTTTAATTCATTGAAATATGAATCTTTGTTGAATTTAAATGCAACATCTTGTTGAATTTTGTTCAACTCATCCTCT